CTATCGTTGAAATGTTGGAGAAACATATTAACCCTTCTATGACTAAGGGCGATATTTTAAAAACAATTAATGAAAAAACAAAAGATACTGATGGTATTATGTTGTCAAACCCAAAAAAAAATACTATGTTTTCAAAAGACGAAGGTAAAGAAATGAAAACTATGAAAAAATCTATACGTAATAACACGGAAGTTGCACCAACAAAACCAGATACGGACACGGACACTAAAGAAAAGGATAAAGGTAAAGACAGAAAAAACCCTTTTCAACCAAAACACAATCCAAAACCAAAAGCTAAAAAAGAATTTAAAGAACAAACAACAGCACCAACAAAACCAGATACGGACACAGATACTGATACAAAAGAAAAAGATAAGGGTAGAAAAAACCCATTCCAACCAAAACACAATCCAGCACCAAAAGCAGGAAAAGGTTCTTTACCGAACTTTTTGACGTGGAATAAACTTGGTGTTAACTTAAAATAAATAAAATGGGAAATTTAACAGAAAAAGAATTAGACAGAATTGTTAATAAAATTATTAACGAAGCACCAATTGATTATGATGGCCCTGAAAGAATGGATCCAAGTATTGAAAGAAAAATTTTAGGTAAAGAGACACCATACTCTAACCATCCAGCAATGCCGAAGATGAGTAGAGATTTTATTGAGTTAGTTTCATCCAAACGATTTAAAGATACTGTTACAAAATTAAGATCTGCATTAACAACATCAGTGGGGTCAACAGCATCTTTAACAACTGGTAATCCGTTAACCAACCTATTAATGTTGGTTCAATCAGCATTAAGTCAAAGTATGCGTATTGAGCGTGATAATAAACAAACACTTGAGAAATTAGCGGTCGCTTTAGTCACTAAAGAATTATCAATACCTAAAGGTGCGTTACAATTTGATGCTAAACTTATTGGTTTAGGTCAAAGTGAATCTACTGAAAAAATGAGAAGACAAAGTGAAGAACCATCAAGAGAGGAAATGACAGATTTGTTTAAAGATGCCGCAAATCACGAAAACGATATTGAAGCGTTTCTTGATGCTATGGATACTTTTGATAAAGAAAAGTCAAAACGACGTTTAATTAATTCTTTAATTGGTGGTGCCGCAAAAAAAGGTCAGTATATGTATCACTTAGTTTCTGAGAAGTTAAATGAAATTGACCCAGATTTAATTGAATTATATACTGTTACAACTGCGATTATTGATCATTTATATTGGCTATATCCAGAAGAAACTATTGAAGCAATGTCTGGTAGTGGTGGTAATGAAGCAGGGACATCTGAAATTAATAATGAAACAGATCCCCCAACCGTTATTGCTAGAGGTATAAATTTCCCAACATTAGTACACGAATTAATTAAGGGTGTTTACGAGGTTTTTGGAACACACGGTTTACCAGACGACCCAAGACAAGCAGAAATGATTATGGGTTCACAAGATACAGTACCTGCTGAAGCATGGGATTTAAAGTTAGGTCCAGTATTTTGGGAATTATTACAAAAATCATATCCAATAGAGATATTAAGTGAGGAAGATATGAAATACATTCAACATTACTTATTTATGCGAATTAGTGCTATGAAAGCAGATGATTTCTTTGAGTTATTTAGAGAAGTATTAGAAGAAAAACCAGCAGGTAGAGAAAAAATACAAAGAATGGTTAATGAGATTGTTAAAGAATTAGAAGAGGATGACGAAAACGAAGAAGAGGGTGAAGATGATGATATTTTATCACAACTAGGACTATAAGAGTTTATTAAACAATATTTAAAAACCCCACTTTAGAAATAATTTGGGGTTTTTTTGTATTTATATAAAAAATCTTTATGGGATTAACAAAAGAACAATTAATGTTAGAGTATGTTAAATGTATGAAAGATACACCATACGCATTAAGGACATATTTACAAACATACGATAATACGGTTTCAAAATATGTACCATTAGAACTATTTCCAGATCAAATATCATTATTAGATGATTATGAAAATTACGAAGAAAATATCGCATTAAAATATCGTCAGGCTGGAGTTTCTACTGTAACGGCAGCGTGGATGTCAAAAAGATTAGTTTTCGCAAAAAAAGAACGTCCAGAAAAAATTCTAATTATTGCCAACAAACTTGATACATCAATGGAGATGGCAAATAAAATTAGAGGTTTTGTTGATCAATGGCCAAGTTGGGTTGGTACTGGATTTTCCGCGGATAAGAATTCACAACGACACTATAAACTAACAAATGGTTGTGAGGTTAAAGCCGTTGCAACATCACGAGATGCGTTAAGGGGTTATACACCAACAATACTTGTATTTGATGAGGCCGCCTTTATTGAGGCGGATGGTGATTTCTGGGCTGCATGTATGGCATCCTTATCAACAGGTGGTAAGGTTATTGTTGTATCAACACCAAATGGTTATGATGCAATATATTATGAAATATACAACCAAGCAACAAAGGGGATGAATAATTTTAAAATCTCTGAGATGTTTTGGTGGAAAGACCCAAGATACTCTAAAAATTTATATTTAGTTCCAACAGATGATCTCGTTGATTTTCTACTAAATAAAGATGATAGGGATCAAACAAAAAACATATCTTTTGAGGATTCGGACCCATATAACAGAGATTATGATAAGATTAAGGAATTATTCAAAGAGGGTTACAAACCTTGTTCATCTTGGTATGAAAAAATGGTTAAAAAATTAAAATACGATAAACGAAAAATTAACCAAGAGTTAAATTGTGAGTTTTTAGGTTCTGGTGATAACGTATTTGACTCAAAACAATTGGACTATATAAAAACAAATACCCTTGAAGACGCTCCAACTAAATTAATGGGTAACGCTTTATGGATTTGGAAAGATCCAGTACCAGGACATAAGTATATTATTGGTGTAGACGTTAGTAGAGGTGATAGTGAGGATTTCTCATCTATTCAAATTGTAGATTTTGATGAACGAGAACAAGTTTTAGAATATGTCGGAAAAATACCCCCAGACGCTCTAGCTGAAATTGCATATAAGTGGGGAATAATATATAATGCGTTTTGTGTTGTCGATATTACTGGTGGTATGGGTATTACAACAGTGAGGAAAATGCAGGAATTGGGTTATAGTGGTTTTTATATTGAGGGTGTTGATTCAATGAATATTTGGGCTGTCAATAAAACTAGTGTGGATAAAATCCCTGGTATTAATTTTAATAATAAACGAGTTCAAATTATTGCCGCATTTGAAGAATATGTTAGACATAAGTTTAAAATAAAAAGTGTACGTCTATATAATGAAATGAATACGTTTGTCTATGTGAATGGTAGACCAGATCATCAAAAAGGACAACACGATGACCTTATAATGGGTATATCAATGGCAATTTACGTTGGTGAATCCGCATTTCAAAAACTAGAAAAAGTAACAGAAAAAACAAAAATAATGATTGAATCTTGGACTGTCGCTGACAATAATAATTTATCTAAACAGATTCATTTTGATCCTGCAATACCAAATACAAATGTTATGAATGATAGGTTTGGTGGGACACATAACAACCCAACAAGAAATGATTATATTGAATATAGTTGGTTATTTGGTAAACGTTAATATTTATAGGTATGGGTTTAAATAGAAGAAAAAAGTCAGGTAGAACAATTGGTGGTTCACGATTAATAGTTGATGGTCAACCAATTTTTACTGTTATAAAATATACACCTGATTTAAGAAAACAATCTAAAATAGATATTTCAAATGAAGAATCGGAATTAACAACAACCACAACGACCCAAATTGGTTAGTTATTTATTGTAATTAACATTTAAAAATATGAATATATAATTAAATTTATAATATGGAAAAACAAAATCTAACGATATGGCAAAAATTGTCCAAAACATTTGGACCAAACTCTCTTTTGGGTATGGATCAAGCATCAGTAACATTGGATAAAAATGTTTTATTAAAAACAACAGATAAAGCACAATACGATAAAGAAAAATTAGAATACCAACAAAGTTTATTTTTAAGTAATCAATGGCAAAAAATAGAAAATAACTTATACGCCCAAGCAGTATATTATGAACCAAACCGAATTGCCGCTTTTTATGATTACGAATCGATGGAATTTATGCCGGAAATATCAACAGCATTAGACATTTATTCAGAAGAATCAACAACACCTAATCAAGATGGTTTTGTGTTGCAAATATATTCAGAGTCAAAAAGAATTAAATCAATTTTGGCCGATTTATTTAATAACATTTTAGATATTAATATTAATCTACCAATGTGGATTAGGAACACACCAATTAGAGAGAATTGTGTGATACCATTATTAGATGGTACAGAAGTAACGATAAAAGAATTAAGTGATAGGGTTAAGAATGGTGAGGATGTTTGGTCTTATTCAATACAAGATGGAACTAAAGCAATTGTCCCTAGTAAAATTATATGGTGTGATTTAACTAGGAAAAATAGTGAACTTTATAGAGTTACTCTGGATGATGGTACATACATTGATACAACACCAGATCACGAATATATGCTTAGAGACGGATCATTTAAACGGGCCGATAAGTTAACCAAAGGTCAATCTTTAATGCCGTTTTACACTAAAAAAAGTGAAAAGAAAAAAGACCGAATTGCTGGGTATGAAAAGGTGTTTAACCCAAGTACAGGAAAATACAAATTTACTCATACGATGGTTTCACATAGATGTGTAAGAGATTTAGATTATGAAAAAACAATTGGTGAACAATTTGACACACATCACGTTGATTTTAATAAACTAAATAATCATCCAAAAAATTTGGATAGAATGAAACATTCGGATCATTTTAAATTACACTCGGAACATTTTATTAAGATTTTAGGTTCACCAGAAGTTGTTAAGAAAAGAATGGATGGTATTGATAGATATTTGCGTTCTGAGAAACGGAAACAAAGATTATCCAAAGAAATGGTTGGTATCTATAATAAATATTTTGAGAAATATAACAATAGTGAATTACATACTGAACACAATATAATTCGTTCAAATAAAATGTTAAATAACTGGAGAGATAATAATTTTATAGAAAAAACAAAAAAGGGGATGACGATTGAAATAAATGATAATTGTTTGTCCTATATTTCCACAGTAATTAAAAACAGTGAAACTTATATTGGCATAAACGAATTATCAAATATTCTTAAATCTGATAGTGATTTTATCAAACTATTTAAACAAAACTATACATTAAATAAAGATATTACAAAATCAATTAATGCGACAACCTTAAAAAAAGTCATTTTAAGAAAAACAAATAAAAATTATTTTGATTTTGTTTCCAATATTAAACCAGAAATTATTTTAGATAAAAAATATATTAAAGCAAGGTCAATCTTTGAGGGAAAAACTAAAGTAAAAATTATTAACCACAAAGTTGTTTCAGTTATTAAACTAAACGAAACGTCAGACGTTTATTGTTTAGAAGCGGTTGGTCCAAACGGAGAACACGATAGACATAATTTTCCGGTTTGTGGTTTTAACTTAAATGGTGAATATTCTAGAGAATCAGGTGTGTTTTTGTCCAACTGTAAGTATGGCGATAATTTCGTATACCTAAAATTAGACGAAGAAAAAGGGATTACTGGTTGTTTACAACTACCTAATATTGAAATTGAACGATTAGAAAGAGGTATGTCGGTAAGAACAATGAATGCTGTTGTTAGTTCCCCCACCCCATCCGATGTAAACAGTAAAGGGTTAAGGTTTGTCTGGAAAACCAAAGATATGGAGTTTAATACGTGGGAAATGGCACATTTTAGACTACTTGGTGATGATAGAAAATTACCTTATGGTACATCAATGTTAGAGAAAGCACGTCGTGTTTGGAAACAGTTAGTACTAGCGGAAGACGCTATGTTAATTTACAGAACATCACGAGCACCAGAACGAAGAGTGTTTAAAGTATTTGTAGGGAATATGGATGATAAGGACGTTGAACCATACGTACAACGTGTTGCGAATAAATTCAAACGAGACCAAGTTGTTGATAGTAAAACAGGAAATGTAGATATGAGATACAATCAAATGGCGGTTGATCAAGATTATTTTATCCCAGTACGAGATCCAGGACAAACAATGCCAATTGAGACATTACCTGGTGCTCAAAACCTATCAGAAATCGCCGATATTGAGTACATACAAAAGAAATTACTTACAGCACTAAGAATACCAAAAGCATTTTTAGGTTTTGAGGAACCTGTTGGTAGTGGCGACAATTTGTCTTTAATGGATATTAGGTTCGCACGAACAATCAATAAGATTCAAAAAAGTATGATTGCCGAATTAAATAAAATCGCAATTATCCATTTATTTATATTAGGTTTTGAGGATGAGTTAAATAACTTTACGTTAGGATTAACAAACCCTTCAAAACAAGCCGATTTATTAATGGTTTCAGTTTGGAAAGAAAAAGTATTATTATATAAAGATTTAGTTACTGAAATACCAAATACATTACAACCAACATCAGCAACCTGGGCTAAAAAACATATCTTTGGATTCTCTGATGAAGATATTAAACTTGAAATTCAACAAATTAGATTAGAGAGAGCGGTTGCTGCGGAATTAACAAATACACCGACAATTATAACACACACTGGTATGTTTGATATTGTTGACAAATTATACAAAACAGCAAGTGGTGATACAACAACAACTCCACCAGCAGAAGGAGGAATGCCACCACCACCCCCTGCAGAAGGAGGAGGAATGGGTGATATGCCACCACCACCACCAAGTGGGGGTGAAGCACCTTTGATGGATAGTGTTGAGAAATCAAATTATAATATATTAGTTGAGAGTAATGATTTAGAGGCTGATGATTTTATTGATTTATCTAAAGGTCGTAATTCATTGGGGTTAATTGAAAAAGAATTGGATAAATTACTAAATGGTTGATATTTATATTAAAACTATTTAAAATGAAATTCGGTATAATTAAAAGTAAAATTGAAAAATTATTTGTTGAAAGTTATTCAAATAATAAATTTAAAGATCAACTTTTTGTTTTTGAGGAGTTAATACTTAAAAATAAAAACTTAAAAAAAATATATTATTTATACGATGAGTTATCTCAAAATAAAGGTTTAGATAAGTCTCTAGCAGAAAACTATATCAATGAGAGTGTTGTTATATATGAAAACACAATAAATAATGTAACAAAAGAAAATTGGCTTGAGTTAAACGAGTGGTTAAAACCAGTTGTAGTAACTAATAATTATTCAGATATTGATAATCTATTTTCAGATAATATCACACTTTTAGAAGAAAAAATTAAATCTAAACATAGTGTTATTGAGTCATTACAACAATCACCGAAAAATTTAGTTGAGTCACACGAATTACCATTAAACGACTTGGTTAATGTTGCAAATAAAACAATTAGTGATTACTTAAAAACATTAAATGAATCTGATCAATTAAAAGTTAAAAATATTCTAAAAGAAACTGATGATAAGTTACAACTAAAATACGAGATTTTAAAAGAAAATGTTCTTGAAAAATTAACAGAATTAAAGGTTAATGAGACAGATTCGGAAGTCATCACTAAAATTGTTGAGACGACAGAAAAAATACAATCAGAAAATTTTGATAAAATAACATATCTAAAACTACGAGAATTAGATAAAGATTTGTAAGTTATGAAAATCATAATAACCGAAAACCAATATAAACTAATAAAAGAAAACGTTTCTTTAAAAGAAAAATTATTGGGTTTAATGAAAAAAGTTGGTTTTGAATCTGTAACAAAAATTGTTGGATCGTTGGATAAAACATTTGAAATTTTTGATATTAAAGGACCGATGGATTTCTTAAATTTATTTAATGATCTGGATGTTGTTCAGAGTGAAGAACGTGAAGTTTGGACGTTATATCGTTTTAAAAAAGGTCATAATATTATGATTTACAATAGAAAAGATGAGGGTGTTTATATCGATTATGATGATATTTGGTCAGTTTTGGAAGATAAATTTGGTCTTAACTACTCTGAAATACAAGAACTTACAAAGATATGGTTGGATGAGGTCTACAATTTAAGGGGAGTCACACCTTTGTCTGGTCACTTTGCATCATTTTCACGTTGGGTGAGGTCTACAATTTAAGGGGAGTCACACCCGGCGAAGTAAACTTTTCTCACCGCTACCAACTTTGGATGCGGTCTACAATTTAAGGGGTGTCACACCTCTTAACATTAATAATCAACATATTCTTATTTTATTTGATATATAGTCAAAATTTATGTAAAATTACTAAAAATAAACAATTAGTATGAAGAACATTTATGAAAAAAGGTAAAAACGTAAAATTAACGGGTTTTAGGAGTTGTAAGGTACAATTCGGTACTGTTGACTCCAAAGAGTTAAAAACAATTTACATCAATTTACAAACTTGGGTTGAGCCCAAACTAGACACCGAAAACTGGAATCGTATTGTGTTAAATATGAATCGGTCATTTAAACATTCAGTATATAATAACATAGACAAAACAATATTTGACGAAAAATTTATTGTAGATCTAGATTTAAGAATGAGTGGAATCCAGTTAAAAAAGAAATCCTTTTTAAATTTAGAAACAACATTATTCGTCAATGAACCTATTGATTTTAAATCGCCAAAATTAAAAAAAATAATAAAAAAATTCGTTAAAGATATTTACGGTGACGTATTAACAGACAATGAATATTTCAAATGTTACTTAACCAAAAACGGAAATATTAAACCAACAAAAGTAAAAACCGAAATATCTTGATATTTATATAAAAAATTTAAAATGAAGATATTAGGACCAAATGAAATAGGAAAGGGAATTCTTGTAGAGTACGATGCCGGTTACATAAACCCAAAAAGTGAAAATAATAGATTTATAATGGAATCTACAAACACTTTGGATCACTCAAAACCTTTTGAGTTTTACGCAGTACTACAGAAATATAACACACCCAATAGAAATGGTCGTGTTTATCCCGAAAAATTATTGAAACGTGAGGCCGATAATTATAAAAAATTAATTGAGAAAGGTACTGCGTTATCAGAACTAAATCACCCAGAATCATCATTAATTGATCTTGATAGAGTTTCACATATGATTACAGATATTTGGTGGGATGGACCAATACTAATTGGAAAATTAAAGTTATTAACAAGTCCTGGTTTTCACGAGAGAGGAATTGTTTCAACAAAAGGTGATATGGCCGCAAATTATTTAAGACAAGGTGTTACATTAGGTATTTCATCTCGTGGTGTAGGATCCTTAAAAAAAGTTGGTGAACAAAATGAAGTTCAAGATGATTTTGAGTTAATCTGTTTTGACTTAGTGTCGTCACCGTCAACACCAGGTGCTTATTTATTCTTAAATAAAGACGATCGTCATAAATTTGATGAAAGTTTAGATGAAGAAAATAAAATGAGAGATGTTCGTTTATCTGGTATGGAATCAAGTAGTTTAGATAAAACAAAAAATTTAATGAACAGATTGACCTCATTCCTTGATAAATAAAAATAATTAATTTATTATTATAAAAAAATAATTAATTATGGAACAAGGAGAAAAATATTTTGTAGCGAAAATCGCGTCTGATTCTGTTGATAACGAATCTGGTAGAACAAAGAAAATTAAAGAAGAAAAATTGGTCTTGGCGTATTCACCAACCGATGTTGAAGCTAAAATTACAAAAATCTATGAGACGTACTCATTTGATTGGCGAATTACTGCGATAACAGAAAGTAAGATTGATGAAGTTATTGAATAACAACCAATAAAACAATTTTTAAAAAGACGGGTTAATTCTCGTCTTTTTTTTTGTAAAAAAAAATTATTTAATAAAAAAAGGAGAGTATTTTATAATATTCTCCTTTTTTTATGTGTAAAAACGATTTTTTTCAAAACATAACATATTTATAAACAAATATAAAACGATAAATGAATAGAAAATCGACAGTAGAAGATGCTTTAATCCAAATTAAAAATGTGGAAGAAGCAATCAATAAAAACGCAGAAGGAATACTTGCTTCAACAATGAGGAAAGAAATCAGTTCATTAGTAAAAGAATCTCTTAAAGAACAAGACGAGATTGAAGAACCAGAAACACTTGATGTTGATGATGAAGAAACAGTGATTGATGACACTGAAATGGATGACGAAGACATGGAAGATATTGACATGGATGGTGAAGAAATGGATGATACTGAAATGATTGATCTTGATGACATGGGTGTTGATGAATTTTCTATGGATGATGAAACAATCGATATGACTGGTGCATCGGACGCAGAAGTTCTAAAAGTATTTAAAGCTATGAGTGATAGTGATGGTATTGTTGTTACAAAAAACGATAATATAATATCACTAAATGATGGTGACAATGAATACATGATTAAAATAAACGAAGAAGAAGAAGTAACAGATATGTTAGAATATGACGAATTAGAAGAAATGTTCAATAATGATGAACTTTCTGAAATGGAAGATGAAGACTTCTTGAGTGGTGCCGATAAAAATTGGGACAAGGATTTTGATTTTTCAAAATTTAACGACGAAGATGAGGAAGAGGATGAAATGGATTTTGAAACTATTTATGAAATTGAAATGGATGATGAAGAAATGGAGTTGGATGAAGAAGACGATATGGAATTTGAATTAGACGACGAAGAAATGGAGTTAGATGAAGAAGACGATATGGAATTTGGACTAGACGACGAAGAAATGGAGTTAGATGAAGAAGACGATATGGATTTTGGACTAGAAGATGAAGATGAATTTATGTTAGAAACTAAAAACTTCAAACCTAAAGGTCTTGTTGGTAAAGTTAAAAAAGTTGACTTCAAATCAAACACACAAGGTGGTTTTAACGAAAAAAGAAAAGAGGCTTTCGGCGGTAAAAAAGAAAAGGCTGACGGTACTGGTAAAGCAAAATTCACATATAAAGATGGTGAAAACCTTGATGGTGAATTTAAAGTTAAACCAAAAAAAGTTGAAGCAAAAGAAGCGTCAAGATTTGTAAAGTCAATTGATAGAAAAGTTAAACGCGGTTTAATGGCAGCACCAGGACAAATCAAAGAAGAGGTTGAGATGTTACGTACTAAAAATGAAGAATACAGAAAAGCGTTAGATTTATTTAGATCTAAATTAGACGAAGTTGCGGTATTTAATTCAAATTTAGCTTACGCTACAAGATTGTTCACTGAACATTCAACATCAAAACAAGAAAAAATAAACATTCTACGAAGATTTGATAACGTTGAGACTTTAAAAGAATCAAAAAATCTTTACAGAATTATTAAAGATGAAATATCATCTAGTTCAATAAATGAGAGTACTTCAATTAATGAATCAATTAACAGAACAGTAAATAAAACAGGTTCATCTGGATCTGCAGTTAATTTAATTGAGTCAAAAACATATGAAAATCCTCAATTTTTGAGAATGAAAGACTTAATGTCAAAAATAAAATAAACTTTTTAACAAATAGAAGTATTTATTTGTATAATAAACCAAAAATAAAACTAAAAAAAAAATAAAATGGGAGCATTATTAGAATCAGGTCTTGTTGGTAACATTGGGTTAAAACACCTTAAAGTTATCAAAGAAGATACAATTAACAAATGGGATAAATTAGGATTCCTAGAAGGCCTTAAAGGTCACCTAAAAGAAAATGTAGCGCAGTTGTATGAAAACCAAGCGTCTTTCTTGATTAACGAAGCAACAGGTGAAGGTTCTAATGGAGCTTTTGAAACAGTTGTATTCCCTATCGTAAGACGAGTTTTCTCTAAATTGTTAGCAAATGATATCGTATCAGTACAAGCAATGAACTTACCAATCGGTAAATTGTTTTTCTTTGTACCTCGTATCCAAGGATATGCTGCAGATAACGCACATTTCGCACCATATGGAGCACCAAACTCTAACGCTACTGAGAAAGATGCTGGTTACCCAGGTTCATCTGAAGGTACACCATACGCTAAAAATCTTTATGATTTATTTTATGAAGGTGGTGAAGCAGGTTTGGATCCTCCAGGATTGTTTGACTATTCAAAAGGTCAGTGGACAGCTGTAACAGCAGGTGCTACTGTACAACGTTGGTCAGGTAGTGAATTAATTAACGCTGGTGACGATTTCTCTGGTTACACAGGTAACACAAGAAAAGTTATTGTTTCTTTATGTGGTTTTGCAAATTCTGGCGCTGGTAAATTAATCGGTCCTGATGGTAATGAAATGTATACTGAAACTTTCTTGTCAGATCTTAAAATTATTGCTGATAGTGGTTTAGTGGTTAACGCTGATTCACCTTGTAAAGTTCCTGCTGGAACACCATTACTATTTAGAGTTGTTACACAACAATATGGTAAAGGTATTGTTAAATATGGTGAAAGAACACAAACTTCATTCCCTTCAACAGGAAATGGTGGTTCATATTACGATATCTGTGATGCAACTGGTTGTATCTATTTAGAAGTTGATCTTTCTTGCCCAGCATGTTTTGATTGTGGTGCTGACTCATTAGATGGTTACACCGGTACAACAATTGACGCTATTGCATCTGGTGATTCATTCACAGCTGTATTTAGAAGATATAAAAACTTGGAATTTGAAGACCAAATTGGTGAAGTTTCTTTTGATTTAGAATCAGTAACTGTTTCTGTAACTGAAAGAAAATTGAGAGCACAATGGTCTCCAGAATTAGCACAAGACGTTGCTGCATTCCATAATATTGACGCTGAAGCTGAATTAACAGCATTATTGTCAGAACAAGTTGCTGCAGAAATTGACCGTGAAATTTTACGTGACTTACGTAAAGGTGCTGCTTGGGACTTACGTTGGGATTACAACGGATGGAGAAGATTGAACTTAACAACTTCTTATACTCAAAAAGACTGGAATCAAACTTTGATTACTGCGGTTAACCAATTGTCAGCTCAAATTCACAAATCAACTTTGAGAGGTGGAGCTAACTGGATTATCGTTTCTTCTGAGATTTCTGCAATCTTTGACGATTTAGAATACTTCCACGTATCTAACGCGTCTCCTGAGCAAGATCAATACAACATGGGTATTGAAAGAGTTGGTACACTTTCTGGTCGTTACCAAGTATATAGAGATCCTTACTTCCCACCAAATCAAATCTTGATTGGTCACAAAGGAACATCTTTACTTGACACTGGTTACATTTACGCACCGTATGTACCTCTACAATTAACACCTACAATGTATAACCCGTTCAACTTTACACCGATCAAAGGTATAATGACGAGATACGCTAAGAAGATGGTTAATAACCGTTTTTACGCGAGAATCACAGTTGATGGAGTTCGTACATTTGATTTAAGAGAATTGAGATAATCAAAATCTTAACTGAATAAGAAGAAAGGAGACAAGAAATTGTCTCCTTTTTTATTTTAACGAAATTTAGTACTAACTACGTATATCTTTACGTGGTCTTACATATGTTAACATAGTACCCATGTCGTAAAGTGATTGTTTAGGGGGTATCAAAAAGTGGTTTTTAGTGGGTATCTCACGTATCTATTGGTGTAGTGAGTAACTAATAATAAAAAAACCAATAAAAATGAAAAACCTAAAAAAAACAATCTTAACACTACTAATCAGTTTAGTAACCGTATTATCCTTTGG